GACAACAGGCAGCTGCTAAAGCAGGATATAACAATGTTTCTACAAATAGAGATTCTATTTTAAACAGATTTAGATCAAGCATTCAATCTGCTGAAGGTTTAGCAAGACCTACTCAATTTATCGTAACTGTAGATGGTCCTAACAATATGTCAGAAGCATTAAGACGTAGAGGATATACGTTTCAAGCAGACGATAAAGAAAAAAGATTTGAAAATTTTAGAAGATTGGCAACAGGCTTAAGACAATCATTACAGTTAAGATTAGATTTATTTTGTAGTGATGTATCAATGCCAGGTAGAACAATAACAGATGATGTTAATGAACAATATTATGGTCCAAGCAGATCATTTGGTAAAAATGTATCATTTGATGAATTGACATTATCGTTTTACACAGGTCAGGATTTTGATGAAAGAGTTTATTTTGAGGCATGGCAAAATATGGTAATTGATCCTATATCATATGATGCAGGTTACTATGACGATTATGCTGCCCCATGTAAAATTACAATAACACCTTTAAAAAGATCATTTTTAGATACATTGTTGCAATATAAACCAACATCAGAAATGACCTTAGAAGAATTAGATAAGTTAAGAGGACTAGTTGGATCAAATGAGTCAGCATATCAACTTCAATGCTATGAAGTGTATCCTAAATCTATTTCAGCACAACAGATGAGTTATAGTTCAAGCAATGCATTTGTAAAAGTTGATGTTACATTTAAATATAGATATTGGGCATCAACAACAGAAAATGTGTCGGCTGTTAACTTTAATAACATTGAAGGAAAAGATGGTATAAATGAGTACAGAAAAAATACTACTATTGAAGGTGGTCAAGGATTTTTAGATAATTTACCATTTGGTTTAGGTGGTATTGCAAGATCAGTAGGAAGACAAGTTTATGAGAAATTTAGGAGAGATACACCTATTGGCAGAATAACAGGAGGAAGGGTATTTCCTAAAGGATTACCTGAACCTAAAATTATAAGAGATATATTATACTAATATATAATATTACAAAATGAGGAGTAATAATGAGTTTACCATTAATTAAAGTGCCTGAATACAATTTGAATTTGTCAAATGATATAAAGGTAAGATTTAGACCGTTTTTAGTAAAAGAGGAAAAAGTTTTACTATTAGCGATTGAAACAAGAGATGAAGACGAGATCACTAAAGCTTTTATTGATATTGTTCAATCTTGTGTTTTATCAGATGTAGATGTGACCAAAGTTCCGTTTTATGACTTTGAATGGATTTGGTTAAATATAAGAGCAAAGTCAGTTGGTGAAAATATTGAATTAAAATTAAAGTGTCCAGATGATGAGTCAATGATTGTTGATTACACTTTAAAAATTGAAGACATTAAACCAGATTTGAATAAGACGATTAATAATAAAATTGAGTTTGAACCAAACTATGGTGTAATTATGAAAGTTCCTACGATAAAAGATGTGGGAAGTAAAAAAGGTCTTGTTGAATTAAGTACAGGTTTAATACGTGATTGTATTCAAACTATTTACAACGGTGAAGAAGTGTTTGATAGAAAAGATATTGAAGTAAAAGAGTTAGAAGAATTTGTTGAAAATTTAACTATGAGTCAGTTTAAAAAACTATCTAAGTTTTTTGAAGAACTGCCACAAATTGAACATACTATAAAATATAAAAACCCAAAGACTAATAAAGAATTTGAGTTTGAAATGAAAGGTGCGGCTGATTTTTTTCAATAACCCTCTCACATGAGAGCCTGGAGAATATCTATCGTACTAATTTTGCATTAATACATCATCACAAATATTCTTTAACAGAGCTTGAGAACATGATGCCGTGGGAGAGGGAAATTTATATTGAAATGTTACTACAATATTTAAGAGAAGAAAAACAAAGATTGGAAGAACAAAGAAGGAGTAAGTAATGATAGAAGTAGGAAAAAATATAATAGTAAACATATGGGTATTTTTAAGAGATGAAGTGCCTCAGTTTATGTCAAACTGGAGATTAATACCAAGAGTATTCATGTTGTTATATGGATATGCTTTTTACATGACAATGCAATGGTTTATGGCACTACCTGAACCAAACAATGCACAGGCAGGTTTTGTGTCTGTTGTTGTGGGTGCTGGTGCAGCTTGGTTTGGTTTATATGTAAATGGTAAACCCAGTAAAATAGAAACTAAGAAATAATAAACAATGGCAAAGGCACCAAGAGGACCAAAAGTTAAAGACACCAAATTGACATTTGGTGAATCCACAGATACGTTTAGACCAAAGATTGGTCAGTTACGTAAAACTGAATTTGGATCAATTCTTGCAAAACAAAAAAAGAAGTTTAAAGAAGAAGGTGATAGTTACATCTTTGGTGAAACAATGGTCAAATATTTTGATCGTGTAAGAAAAGGATACAATTATACTGAAGAAAATCTAAAAAAAGAACAAATCAGAAAACCTGTTATAGACTACATTTTTAATTATGGTTTAAGTTTAGATGGGTTAAGAGATATGGGATTTGATGAAATAAATGATTTTCAAAAAGTTACATCACAATACCTATCAGATTTAAAAAAATCAGGACTAAATGATAAAGAGTCAACAGTTGTAACAAATCTAGTTGGTGGAGTTAATGAAAGACTTAAAGACTTATTAGGTGTAACGACAAGATTGAAATTTGGTGTAAAGGACTTTTTAAAACAGTTTGCACCATTAAAACTACTTCAAAGATATGCACCAGGTCCTGTTGCTGATTTTGCACAAAAAATAGAAAGTAGAAAGGATCAAGCAGAGCGACAACAACAACAAACAAGACGAGCATTAATAAAGTCTGGTAGAAAAAGTGGTTCTATTTCAACTGCCTCAAGTGATTTTGGTCCTAGTTTAGATACAGAATCTGGCAGAGAAGAAATTGCTAGTAGAACTGCCATGAGTAATGCATTAACTGGTGGTATTAAAACTCCTTCATTTGATAAAGAAACAATGGTTGAAGAAGAAAGAGAATCTGATGCTCAATTTGGTGAAACAAAAACAATATTAGAAAAAATACTAGAGGCACAGTTAGAAACAAACGAACTATTAGGTGGTGATAAAAAGGCAGATGACTCAGGTTTTCTAGGTTTTGAACTACCAGACGTTCCATCAGAGGTAGTAGCTGCAGGTGCAGGAGCAGCTGGATTCAAATATAGAAAAAAAATAGCAAGCATGTTTGGTAAGATTTTAAAGGGTTTTGGTATTGCTACACCACTTGCAGCAAAAATGATAAACTATGGCGCACCCAAAGATGATTTAAAAGGTAGTGCTGATGATAAGGATAAAGATAAAAAGAAACAAAAATTAAAAGATGGCCAAAAACAATTATCAAAATCAAAAAATATACTTAAAAAGTCAACATCATTTGCTAAAGGTATTTTAAAACCATTGGCACCAATTATTGCGACATATGATGCAGTTACAGGATTTTTAAATGCTGAGGAAATATTACAAGCAGCTCCAGAGGAGACACTTACTTGGTATGAAAAATCTATTGCAGGATTATCAAAAGCATTAGATTCATTTACATTTGGCGCTTTGGATGCAAGTAAAACTGCTAGATTTTTGACTGGTAGAAGAACTGAAGAAGAAAAATTAGAAGACAGAGCAAACATACCACCCATTTATGGCAATCCATCTGTTGATGAAGGTGCTAGTGTGGGTATGGATTCTTATGTTTCAACTCAAAAAGCAGATGAGATTATGGCCGAGAATATGAGTAAAAATGTTGAAGCACAGGCATCTATAATCAATAGTAATAACACTGTAAATTCTAATAATGTGACCAACAATATAAGTAACACTCAAAAAGGTTCAAGTGATTCAGTACCTTTAACACCAGAAAATCTTGCTAATGAACTTTTAACAAATTCTTACTAATAACGAATAAATATTAACATGTCAAATAATAACTTTTTAAACAGAATATACAACGGTACGTCTTTAAGAGGTAAGTATGCAAAGACAGAAAATAATATACGTAATACCTCAGATACAAGTAGAAATTTTAAAAGATTTGCTGGTCCAAATGTAACTGTTTATCCTGAACAAGCTGCTGATCAACAACATTTTATCATATTTGATATATTACAAAGAAGGCCTGGCAATATGCCACAAAATCTATCTTTTAGTTCAGGATCATCTGCCATAGGAACTGGTGATGTTCAAAAAATTATACAAGGAAAGACAAATTTTTTAGGTGATGGATTTGCAGGACAATCAGCAAAAAGACGTGTGGTTCAAACAATTGCATTGTATATGCCACAAACACTATCTTTTACAACTAAAGTAAACTACGGTGAAATGGAGGCAGGATTATTTACTGGTGCATTTCTAAAAATTAAAAACGAGATGGCAAAAAAAGAGGGTGTTTTAGAAAAATTAGGCGCCATAATACCTGCAAAAGAGGACATAGCAAAATATATACCTAATGAAACTGCTCGAGCAGTTTTTCAAAAGACAACAAACACAGCGCCAGCAGCTTACAAAGACGTTTTATTTGAAGGTATAGACTATCGTAACTTTAACTTTACGTTTAAGTTTACACCAAGAAATCCAGCTGAAACTGAAATGGTAGAAAAAATATGTGATACTTTTAAATATCATTCGTTACCATCATCAAAAAGTGAAGAAGGTGGACCTATTTCAGCATATAACTTACCAGAAGAATTTGTAATAAGATTCTATTATAAAACAGCACCAAACAAATATATTGATTCAATAGGTCTTTGTGCTTTGCAGGAAGTAGGAGTTAACTATGGTGGAGATAAATTTTCAACACATAAAGATGGAAGTCCTGTCACCACTGAATTAACATTATCATTTAGAGAACTTGAACTTATTGATAAACTAAGACATAGACAGTTACGTAGATTAAGAGATGGGAATTAAAAATGCCAAAGTATTTCAGTTATTATCCTAAGATTTTGTATGATGTAGAGGGAAATGGTAATCCTAAAGTAATAACAAATCTTTTAAGACGTGTTAAAATTAAAAATGGATTAAAGGAATCAGCATCATTATTTGATGAGGTTGAAGTACAAAATGGTGAAACACCAGAGATATTAGCAGACAACTTTTATGGTGATCAAAAATACTATTGGATTATATTGTTATTTAATAATATCAAAGACAGATTTTACGATTGGCCGTTAGACAATGTACAATTTGAAAACTATATAAATGACAAATATACAAATCCTAATGCTGTTCATCATTATGAAATAACACAAGAAAGTGGTCCTACATCATCAAGTGATGACTCACACAAAATACAAGTAAACAGCACAACACCAGGTGCAACTGCTGTTACTAATTATGAATATGAAGAAAGATTACAACTAAAAAAGAGATTGATAAGAGTTTTAAGACCACAGTTTTTATCTTTGTTTATGGTTGAGTTTACATCTCTAATTAGTTAATATGAATTATGCCAAGAGAATTACACACAGATCCACCTCAAACAAATACAGTAGAATACGATAATAACTTTTATCGTTATCAAGGTGACACAAGAGTCAGCAACGTACTTTTATATAGTTATCGTGGTAAAGATGGTCCTATATTAGACATTACAGACTCAACAGCAACAATTACAATATATCAAAGCATAGACAACAACTTTATTACAGGTGATTTGTTACTTAATGATACAAAAGGTTTGTATTCTAAATTTCCTATTATAGGACAGGAGTTCTTAGAATTTAAAATGAGAACACCTATTATGAATGACGGTGATGAAGAAATAGACTTTACAAATTTCAGATTACATGTACATAAAGCAAAAGCAATAAAGTCAACTCAAAACGCACAAGCAGTTTTACTATCATTTTCATCAGTAGAGTTAAGCCGAAATCAAAGAGTTAAGGTTTCTCAATCAATGACAGGCACCTATGGTGAGATGGTTGATAAGATGATTAAAGGTAAAAAGTATTTAAATAGTAAAAAGGTGGTAATGGTTGATGATACAAAAGGTAATGATAAAATTGTTTTTCCTAATTTAAGACCTGTTGATGCAGTAAACATGTTGGCATCTATAGCTGAACCACAAGATTTTAAATCGGCTGGTTATAAGTTTTTTGAAAACAAACGAGGTTTTCATTTTAGATGTATTGAAAGTTTATATCGGTCAGCACAAAACAATAATGAGTTAAGACCATTTATTGCTTATTATGATTTAAGAATATCAGGTCAACCATCATTTGACGCACCTGCTTTAGATCCGACCGAGATATTACAAAAACCATATGGATTTAGATACAACACCGAATTAGATACCGTAAAGTCATCCCGATTAGGACACTTTGCAAGTAAAAACATTTCACACGATATGTTTACAAAGACATACAATACACACAGATCAAGTTATACCGAATTGTATTACAGAAAATTACACATTGATAATGTAAATTCATCTTCTTATCATGGCATGATGCCACCAGGTGCAGCTGAGTTAGATGATGAACACACACCAGACAGTAAGACCTATGGTTTAAATAATCCAAAAATACTAAGTGCCTTAAAAAAGACACCAATTGGTCAATCTTACAATAGATCAAAGTATTCAGATTATTTTGATAGTCGCCTACGTTTAATACCTGATACAAGCAATTTACATGAAAACATTACAACAGGTGATCAAGGTCGTATTTCTGCTGATTACACAAACAGTACTGATACGTCCAGATTTATTTCAATTACTATTGAAGCGCCTGGTAACTTTACGGTTGCAGCTGGTGACCTTGTATGGGTTGATTATCCAGAGTTTGTTGAAGAAGTTGCTGAAGAACATAATATTGAAGACGTAAATCCTATGTTATCAGGACGTTATCTAGTTAAAAGTGTAAATCATACCGTAGATTTAGTTGCAAATAATCACCGTATGTCAATAATCGTAGAAAGAGATATATTTTCAACATATCAGGAGTTACCGACATATGACTTTCCAGAGTATTCAACAAAAGTGACAAATGTATTATCATCGGCTATATCTACAAGTACATATACTCCAATAGACAGAAAAAAAGGTTTTATAACATTACCCGATGGTTCTAAAAAGGTATTAGATACCATTACTAAGAACGTACCAAGCGCACAAATACAAACAGTTGAAGATGTAATAGATAGACTTGGTTTTAACGCAAATTCACTTACTGACGCACAAAACAAGGCAGTAAATGCTGTTGTCAATAGTGCCACAAATAGAGTTAAACAAAACAAGTATATTGCCGCTATAAGTGATAAGGTTGCAGAAAGTAAGTCTGTAATCAATAACATAGTCAAAAACGTGTCTGGAATCGCCCTCCCGAACGTTCCTACGAGTATTGAGGGTATAAAACAGTTAGGACTATCAAAAGGTATAAATGCCGTTGCTAGCAAGTTAAAAGACAATGCTTTTGTTAAGTCAGCAATAGCAAACTTTAAACAGTTTAGATCAAGTGCTACGTCTTTTATTAAAGGATTATTCTAAGATGATACAAACATTGAGCATCCTCAAAGTTTATTGCGAGTTTAGAAAAAAATTTTCCAGAACAACTTTATAGCGGCCATAAGAAAGGTCTCAATAGAGCAAATGTACAAAGAATGTAAGAATAGACCTAAGAATTACATAATCTAAAAGGAACAAAGACAATTTGAACAAATATGATAGAACAAACACTCAATAAGTCAATGAAACAGAAAGGTCCTAACAGATGGCCTAGATTAGTGCTTCGCACCGCGGATGCCTACGCAGATTGTTTAAATACGGATAAATATAATAGCTTGAGTGCTTTAAATACGGTCATTTATGGGAATTTTTAGTAAACATTAGGAGAATTATGGAACAGTATTCAGATTTTATGGGCAGAGATGGATTTGTATGGTTCATTGGTGTTGTTGAAGATCGTAAGGATCCTGAGAAACTTGGCCGTGTTCGTGTACGTTGTTTAGGTTTTCATACAGATGATAAAGAGTTATTACCTACGGCCGATCTACCTTGGTCGCATCCTTTGTTACCTATTACTTCATCAGGCATATCTGGTATCGGCCAGACACCTCTTGGCCTTGTTGAAGGTTCGTGGGTATTAGGTTTCTTTAGAGATGGTAAATACGCACAAGAGGCCGTTGTAATTGGGGCATTGCCAGGCAAACCTACTTACACAGGTGCAGAGCAGTTACAAAAGGGTCTAGGATTTTCTGATCCCAATGGTGTCTATCCTTTAGATGTCTACAAAGATCACGCAGATACAAACAAACTGGCCACCAATGATGTTGAGATACCTATACTTGAATTACGTAAACTTGACAGAATACTTGGTATACCGACGGCATCAACAATAGCAGTATTTGACGCAGCCTCTGAAGGAGAACTGTGGTCCATGCCTGAAAACACTTACGCTGCTGAGTATCCCTATAATCATGTGTTTGCAACTGAAAGCGGCCACATTAAAGAATATGACGATACACCCAATGCTCGTAGAATATTAGAATATCATGCAAGTGGTACTGAAACAGAAATAACAGATGATGGTACAAGAACCACAATTCTAAAGTCTTCCGATTACAATGTAACAGAAGGCAATAGTAACGTCTATATTAAAGGTAATAGTAATACCACCTTAGGCGGCCATTACAAACTCTTTTTAAACACAGATGGTAAAACAGGCAATAACTATGATATACAGGTCGGCCCTAATGCAAATGTCAATATACAAGTAGATGGTGGTAATGTCAATGTATCTGCCTTTACATCACAAAACGGCCCTCAAACAGTTGGTGGGGATATAAACCTATATGCAGGTAAAGACATTACTATGGCCGCTACAGGCCAGTTAACCATTAGTGCCAATAAAATCATAGAATCATCACAAACAACAACCACAAGAAGTGCTCAAGGAGAGTATCACACATACGGTTCTCCTATTGACCATAATTAAACACTATTAAAACTAGGCTGGCCTTGTAATCTATAAAAGTAGTAAGTAACATATGAATATATCGAAGCGGCAAACTCAAGGCAAAACCTTAGCCTCATATATGAAAATTTTTTTCGTGCTATTTTTTGTGCTATTAGTCGGCTGTGTCAAAGTGTCGGTATCATGTAAAGTAGATAATGTAGAGAAAATCGCATCCGCGGTCGAAGACTGTAAAGAACAACCTAACATGGCCATTACTAAAGAGTTTTGAGGATACAAAGTATTATACATAGTTATGTTGAGTCCCAGAGGAAAGTGCTAGAGCTAGCAATATGATTACAATTACAGAAACAGCAAAGTGGCGTCTATTTCAAGTTAAACTGAAAAACAAATCTCGTTACATACGTTTAGATGTAAAGGGAGGTGGGTGTGCAGGTTTTAATTATGAATGGTCTTTTACAGAGGATAAGGAAGACAATGATATGTTATTAGAAAACGTTTTATTAATATCAAAGGATTTAGAGTTTTACTTATTAGGTACAGAATTAGATTATATAGATGAGGCCTTTAAAAGTGAGTTTGTAATTACGAATCCAAATAGTAAGTCTAGTTGTGGCTGTGGTGAGTCGTTTTCTATTTAAACGCAAAAAATTTTTCGCAAAACTTCGAGTAACTTGAGTGATAACTTGTGCGGATTTCTTATAAATAATACTATATAATAAATTTATATAATCTTATATTTTTTTTTTACTTCCGAACATTGTCGAATTAACCCACAAGAGGACTTACACTTATGCCTAAACAGCCTAAGAAGATTACACTTACGTCTTTAAAAAAAAAGGCACCTAAAATACCGTCACATACTTGTGTCAGTATAGATAATGTTATAAGTAAATTAGAAAAGTTAGTTGAACGTAAAAAGGCGTTAGATAAAAAGTCACTTAAAGACTTAACCAAACGATTAGAAAAATTAAGAACGGCCAATGAAGACCTACGAGAAGGTGGTATCTATTGGTACGAAAAATTAAAACTGTTATTAAAAAATAGATAGGAGGTCTCCTATGAATTACTACGTTACAGGAACACTTATTATATTATTAGTTGCGTTTGCATTAATTGTTGGACCTTATTCATATTAAACTTTTGTTACAATACACTTTTAAGGTCTAAATATTTCTGAATGTTTATTAAAAAACTTATTCAGAAAGTAAAAGATATGGAACTAGGAAATCCTGTCATTACTACCCTTGTTGGGTTAGTGGTGTTCTATATCGGTCTTAAAATGTTTTCTGGTGGGATGAAGTCTATGGGTAATTTAGATCATCTTGCCTTTTTTACACACAACACCGTTTATATGTTTTTTGGTGGTATTGTTATGACATTGCTTTGGCAATCATCTTCATTATCTACCACAGCGATTATTGCGTTAGTAGCTTCTGGTGCAGTACCTTTACCTGCTGCAATTGCAGCTGTATTAGGTGCAAATATAGGAACAACTGGAACAATATGGCTTGCAGGTCTTTTAGTTTCTGATGGTATGCCTAAAGGGGATACTTTAAGAATTGCAATGGCACACACTGGTGTAAATATGTTTATGGCATTAACGTTAATGCCTTTTGTAAAACATATTGCGAACTTTTTAAACCGATTTTAAAAATAAAAACCTCACCGAGAGATAATTAACAAAAACAAAAGAAAACTCTCAGTGAGGAAAAACAACCCTTATAGGGTAACTGTAAAACTATTCATTATCCATTTCTTCATAATCTATCATCTGTTGGACAATTTCAAAGGTATCATCTAATGCTTTACCTTCTACTGTTTTCCAAAATACATCTTTTGAACCATTTGGTGCGGCCTCTGATAATGTATAACTTTTATCTTCACCATCATTATAGATACCAGCAAAGTCCATACCAGGTTCATAATATTGTAAGTTGATACTTACATCATCATTATTATCATAAAAGTAATCAAACGCTTCTGTAGGTGGTCCCCATGCAGATTGAAAAGAAAAACATAGTTTATCACCATCTCTTTTAGCACCATAAAACTCTTTTACATCCCATTTTGTTCCCCAATTATCAACTGACCATTGATACCAATTTTCTTGTTCTTCTTTTGGCATAGGTCTTAAATGATTTAACAAGCCGTCTTCTTTTTCTTTATCATTATTTTTTTCATCAACAATGGCCTCTATTTCATCTAATATTTTTTTAGGACCTTTTATTTCAACAAAATTATCACACCAGTTTGGCATAGTTTTCTCCTTTGTTATATTCCATATTCGTTTAATCTAAAATCTACAACAGGCATAAAGTCATAAGCATATTCATTATCAGGCAATGCACCTGACATTTTAACTAACGTATCATACGGTTTACGTTTGTCAAAAAACTTTTGTAAAACAGTTTTAAGATTATCAGACATTGTATGGGCAATACTATTGTTAAATTTACAAAACAAAGTACCACAAACTACATTGACATCGGTAGCACCAACTTTCTTTGCAACTTCAATAATTTCGTTTCTTAATTGTTCATTTGTCATAATATAACTCCTTTGTTACAGTTTTTCTTTGTATTCAAAATGGGTCCATGATTCAGACTTCTCTTTTGAATTAGTTAATATTTTCATACCAGGTCCGTATTCATTATTACAAGCAAAGATAGCAGCGTCATAATCATTATACAACTCTTTTAATACTTTGCCGTTTTTTGTTACTTGATATTTTATCATATTATTTTAAATATAAAGGTCCTGTCCATTGAATTGGATAGTTACCTGTTAATACATTTCCTCTTGGTGAGTTTAAAGCAGGTTTATTATAACCAGCGGCCTTTAGTATATCACCTTTTTTAAAATGTTTAAAATCTTCTTTTACGATAAAACAAAAAACGCCAGTATCTTGTACAATCTTAATGTACTTTTTACCTTCTTTGATTTTTGTTTTAGAATCCCATTTATCAGTTTGTTCTAATGCCCATCCTGTTAATTCTTTTTTACCATAACTAGTTGACATTGCAACATAGTCAGCTTTTGCGCCAGCCATTAAGAACTTAATTCCTTCGTCTAGTGTTTCGCATTTTTGTGATACTTTAATCATAGTGTTATTTGTCCTTTTTAGTTTTCATTATTTGTATTACTTGAAATAAAGATTTTGTTTTAAGTAATTTGTTTCCATAAGCAACTCTTTTTTCAAGTTTTTTAATTGCAGTTTTTAATTGTTTATTATTCATTATTTTTGTAATATAGCAGTTAATGTTCCAGTAAGTATTCCAGTCAATACTAACATGGCACCCATAAAAAATTGATTTTCTTCAATGGCACCAGCAGCAAAAAACATACTGAATACAAAAATCATAAAACTTATCATTGATATTTTGTCTTTCATAGTGTTTCCTTTCATTATTTTACTTTTATTATACCAGTTTCTTCGTATGCCTTATAGTCATTAATGATTTTATTAATAGCATTTTTCATATTAATGTCAATCATCTTTAAAAGAGTATTATCAACTTCAATAATTTCTTTGATATTTTTGTTTATTTTATTAATTTGAGAATATGCAACGTTTCTAACGATTTGCAAATTCATTTTATTTGTTTTTGTTGTTTTCATACTGCTACTATATCAGAATGAGCAAGGAATTCAAGCACTTTCGGGAAAAAATACCAAAAAAATGTCGTTTTTTTACGTTGGGAACCGTAGGTTTTGACACATAAAGAACAAAACTAGAACAAAAACCGTTATAAATAGTAGAAATTAACTAAAAATTGAGGAAATTATGGCAAAAATGCGTGAATTTCTGTTCTGGAACGAATCAGGACAAGAAGAAAAGAAAGAAGATACAAGTTTTAAGAAGGCTGTTAAGTCAGTCCAAGAAAAATTTAAGAATCAGTTGATTGGATACGAGTATATTAGTAAAAAAGGCAAAAAAATCGTGTCTTCTATACAATTACCACTTGGTAGAAAGAAAAAAATAGGTAGATAATGGCAAAAATAAGTAAAACCTTTGTTGCAAGGGAAAAAAACTATAAAAAATCATCTTTAGGTAAGAAAAAACGAAGTACAAAGTTTTCATCAATGAATAAATCAAAAAGACGTAGTTGGAAAGCGTATAACGGGCAAGGAAAAGGGTAAAATGGCCGTAAGAGAGGGAGATTTTTTAACAACAGGTCACGGATGTGATGGAATTACTACTTTAGCAATATCTTTAGTAAGAACAGTTAGAGCAAATGGTATTATAGGTGCTGTAAGAGGCACTCCTACATCACCTCATACTATTTTAATCCCTGGTGACCCGCCAAAATGTATTTCACACCCAGCAGTTTTAAATCAAGGTTCACCAAGTGTTTTGATAGGCGGTATACCTTGGGGACGTGTAGGTGATAGTGCTGATGGTGGTGCAATGATCTCTGGATCCTTAAACGTTTTAGTAAACGGCAGATAATTCATATAAATATTGATATGGCCTACTCAAACTATGATGCAACAACAACTAATAAGAGTAAAAGATCAAATAGAATCTATAGTGATTTAAATTTGAGTTTTACTAAAAATCCTGCTACAAAGGATGTTGCAAAAGTTTTTGATATACAGGCAATTAAAAGAGCTGTTAAAAATATAATTTTAACAAACAAATATGAAAGACCTTTTAATCCAGATTTTGGTGCAAGTTTAAGAGATTATCTTTTTGAAAATTTAACACCACCAATTTTGATTAAAATAAAAGATAGAGTTGTTACCGCTATTGAAGACTTTGAACCTAGAGTACAAGTCGAAGATGTTATTGTAAGAGAAGACTTTGATGGAAATGGTGTGAACATTACAGTTTCATTTTTAGTAATAGGCACAAGTGAACCAATAACATTAACAACATTTTTACAAAGAGTAAGATAATATGTCAAATCATAAGTTACAAATATCAGAATTAGATTTTGAAAATATAAAAGCATCATTAAAAAGATTTTTATCAAATCAAAATGAGTTTAAAGATTATGACTTTGAAGGCAGTTCACTTTCAATTTTGTTAGACGTGTTATCATACAATACACACTATCTGTCATATAATGCCAATTTCGTAGCAAACGAAATGTTTTTAGATACAGCTGAACTAAGATCAAGTGTGGCATCATTAGCTAAACTTGTAGGGTACACACCTATTTCAGCAAGAGCACCTGTTGCTGATTTAAAAATAGTTATTAATGATGGTAGTGGTTCCACAATTGCTATTCCAGCAGGTACAAAATTTTCATCTGTCATAGATGAGGTGTCTTATTCATTTGTTACTGTAGGTGAAAAAGTTATACAACCTGTTGATGGTGTATACACAGCACAAAGTTTAAATGTATATGAGGGTACTTACGTAAGTTATAATTATGTTGTTAATACATCTGATGTTGATCAAAGATTTTTAATACCAAGTGATAAAGTTGATACCACAACTATTAGAGTCACCGTTCAAAATAGTTCTTCAGATTTAACAGTTAACACATACACTAAAGCAACATCAATTACAGAATTAGATAGTACATCAAAAGTTTTCTTTTTACAAGAAGCTGAAGATGGTCAATATGAAATATATTTTGGTGATGGTGTTATAGGTAAAAAATTAGATGATGATAATATTGTTACTATAAGTTATGTTGTTACAAACCAAACAGAAGCAAACGGTGCATCAAGTTTTAATGTTTTAGGATCTATTGCAGGATTTACAGACATTACCGTTACTGTAAACTCAAATGCACAAGGTGGTTCAGAACCTGAAACAATAGAAAGTATTAGAAAAAATGTTCCTAATTTTTATTCATCACAGGATAGAGCTGTAACAATAGAAGATTATAAATCAAAAGTAAAACAACTTTATGCTAACACACAAGCAGTTTCTGCTTGGGGTGGTGAAAACGCTGAAACACCTTTTTATGGTCGAGTTTATATTTCTATTTTACCAACAAGTGGGTCTAATCTTACTGAGTCAACAAAGGCAAGAATAGTAACAGACTTAAAAAAATATTCTGTTGCTTCAGTTACACCAGTTATCGTTGATCCTGAAATTACAAATGTACTATTAACTTCAACAGTTAAGTTTGATGAAAAAACAACAACAAAAACAGCTGATACTTTAAAATCAAACGTTATTGATACTATTACAAATTACAATTTAAACACATTACAAAAGTTTGATACAATGTTTAGGCATTCAAAACTTACAGGTCTAATTGATGATACAGATGAAAGTATTTTATCAAATATAACTACAGTACGTTTAAGAAAATCTTTTGTACCAACAATTGGTAGTTCTACAAAATATACAATTAACTTTGCAAATGCATTATATAATCCTCATAGTGGTCACGCTTCTGTTGAAGGTGGTATATTATCATCAACAGGATTTAAAATAGAAGGTGATACCACAACCGTCTGGTACTTAGATGATGATGGACAAGGTAATGTTAGAAGATACAAACTTGACGGCTCTGTAAGATCATATGCTAATAGTACACAAGGTACAATTAACTACACATCAGGTTTAGTTGAAGTAAATTCTTTAAATGTTTCAAATATAGAAAACATAAGAGGTGCAGCTTCAACAGTTATTGAAGTAACGGTAAAACCAAATTCAAATGATTTAATTCCAATACGAAATCAAATATTGGAAATAGATGTTGCAAATAGTTCGGTCACAGTAGAGGCTGATACATTAGTTGGAGGCTCAGCAAACGCTGGTATTGGTTATACCACGACTAGTAGTTATTAAATGAAATGGCCGACTTTAAAGATAAAATATCAAATCTTCTAAATTCACAAGTACCTGATTTTGTACTTGAAGATCATCCATTATTTTTAGACTTTGTAAAAGCATATTATCAGTTGATGGAATCAGCTGAGATCACATTAACAAACATTGGCGATCCAGATCATCTTCAATTAGATAGTGCCACTGGTGCAACAAACTTTATATTGTTAGATGGTACAAATGTAAACAAAGATGATTCTACAGATAGAATACTTTTAGAAGATACATCATTTGGTGATTTTTTAAATGGTGAATTAATTACGGGTGCTACTTCAGGTGCTACTGCTACAATATTAGTAGAAGATGTAGATGCAGGTTCTCGTTTATTTGTTACACATCAAAATAAATTTATAGAAGGTGAATTGATTACAGGTTCATCTTCAGGTGCTCAGGCAAACATTGGTAAGTACAGAGCCAATCCAGTTCAAAACATACAACAACTTTTAGATTACGCTGATGTGGACAAAACTATATCAGGTTTTTTAACTAAGTTTAGAAATTCATTTTTAACTTCTATACCTGATACATTAGATGGTGATGTTAACAAAAGAAATCTAATTAAAAATATTAAATCACTTTATCAAGCAAAAGGTACAAAACGTGCAAGTGAAATATTTTTTAAACTATTATTTAATGAGGATGCTGAGATAAGATATCCAAAAGACAATATTTTAAGAGTATCAGATGGTAAATGGAACACAAAAAAAATATTGCGTTGTGTAGAATTAGGAAGTTCAGATGCTGCAAATCTTGTAGGACAAATTATTACACAAGCAGACGATCCAACTGACTCAACTATTAATAAAACTACAGCGGTAGTAGAGGATGTATTTAAATATGTTATTGGTGGACAAGAAATTGTTGAATTAGTTTTAGGTGATGACTCTATAGATGGCAGTTTTGTTGCAGGAGAAAACGTAACAGGAGTAGATAATACTAATAGTGATGTAACCGTAACACTTACACAATCTGGAATTATTAATAATAGGAATATAACAAATGATGGAGCTTTATATAATGAGGGAGATAATATATCTATTAATGGTGGTGGAACAGGTGCAACATTAAAAGTTGGCCCAATAGGTTCTGGAACAATACAAGAAGTTATAGTTGATGATGGTGGTAGTGGATATGAAGTGGGTGATGTTGTTAACTTTAGTTCAGGTGGTACAACAGGAAAAGTTTCAGTTGTAAATGGTGGTGTAACTTTAGAGGATGATTCAGGACAATTAGTTTTAGAAACTGAAACGATGGCAAGTGACTCTTACTTTGGCGATAAGGTCGTACAAGAAAGTGGTACAGGTGTAGGTGATATTACTGATGTAAGATTAATCAACACTACAAGCCGCTATTCATCATTACCTATTTTATCTATAACTTCATCTTTTGGTAGTGGTGCAAAAGTTTTAGCATATGGAACAGAAATAGGTCGTGCATTAACAGTCAACGTTACTGAAGCAGGATATGATTATCATTTATCACCAGCTCCAACAATAGTATTACCTACTTATATTTTAGCAACCAATATTGTAGGTACGTTTACAGAAGGTGATACTGTAACAGGACTTGGTTCAGATGGTTCTTCAACGATTACTTCTACCATTGTTTCATTTAATACTAATACCAATGTTTTAAAACTTTCAGATGCAACAGGTACATATGGTACAGACATAACAATTACATCATCAGGTGGTGCAACGGCGACCGTAACAAGATTAGAACAAGCAACTGCTACAGTTGACACATCGGCTGTAGTTACAACTGATGGTGTTTTTTTAAATGAAGATGGATGGATATCTGAGAATACAATGAGAATACAAGATAGTTTGTTGTACCAAGATTATTCATATATTATTAGAATTGGAAGATCAATCAATGAATGGAGAGATAGTTACGTAAAAACTTTACACTCTGCTGGTTTTTATTTTCAAGGTGAGATTGCTATTACAACAAAATTAGATGCACAAATAAAAACTATTACTGGTATAAATTCTGGTGTTACTCAAATATTTAAATCAGTTCTAAACAAACTTTTCTCTACTATTGTAGGACGTAGATTAGGAACTGAAACCGATGGTACAACACTAAGAGCAAATGCAAAACTTGGTGTGTCTGCTGACTTAGATGATGCAACCATAACTCAGTTTGATAAAACTACAAGAGATGTTACTTTAACAAAACCTATCAATATAAAATATTTAAGTAGAACAAGAAGAAATTTATCTAACTCATCTGGAGATTTGATAAATGTAAGACAAGGATTTGCATATGCAGGACCTAGATTAGGAACAATAGATAGATTTGCAAATACGGCCTTTGGTACTACTGCAAATACTTCAGCAACTGGCGGCAGTAGTGGTATAACTTTACAAATATTAAATGATATAATAGTAAAACATACAAAAACTACTTTAGATGGTTCTAATGCAATATTTTTAATGACATCAAATGAACAAGGTAAAAAATTAAAGACAAATTTTACAATACCTGCTGATATTAGAAGTATAACACAAGTATATGGACAAAATTCTTTTGATGAAACATTAACAACTTTTGATAATGATAATATTACAATGGATACTCAACCATAACATATAAATAGTAAGAGAGAAACATGGCAAAACAAGTAATAGATATAGGAACAGTAGCAAACGATGGCACAGGCTCTAGTTTAAGGGCGGGTGCTACATTTGTTAATAGTAATTTTAGTGAAATTTACTCAGCTTTAGGTGACGGTACAAGTATTACACTTACAGCTTCACCAGCAGAATTAAATTTACTTTCTGGTGTATCATCTATTGTTACTGGCACATCAAGTACAATTTTAACCAATAAAACAATTGATGCTGGTAATAATACATTATCTAATATAGGTAATAGTGCTTTAGTAAATTCAACTTTTGGTATTGCATCAGACGGATCTACTGGCGTTGCATCTCTAGGAACAACAATAACATTTGCTGGTGGAACAGGCATAACTACATCATTTGGCTCAGACACAGTAACTATAGATTTAGATACAAGCACAGCTGCAACTTTAACTGATAATCAAATTTTAACAAATAAAACAATTAGTGGTTCAAGTAACACGTTATCAAACATAGGCAACTCAAGTTTAAGCAATTCTACAATTACTATTAGTGGTGATGCCACAAGCGATACAGTTGCTTTAGGTGAAACATTAACTATTGCTGGTGGTACAGGTGTTGATACATCTATTACAACTAATACTTTAACCATTTCAGTTGATACATCGACTCTAGTTACACTTACAGGAAGTCAAACTATAGAAGGTAAAACAATAAATTTATCAGACAACACATTGTCAACATCTCTAGCACAATTAAACACAGCAGTTACAGATGCCACATTAGTTTCAACAACAGGTTCAGAAACTCTTACAAATAAAATTTTCAATGCATCAAATAATACCGTTTCTAACTTGACAGTATCAATGTTAGCAAGTGGTGTGTTAGACACAGACCTTACAAGTGTTTCAGGATCAGATGATACTTTAGCATCAGCTAAAGCAATAAAAGATTATATTGACAGTTCAGCTGTTGGAGACATAACGGCCGTTGTTGCTGGCACAGGTTTAACAGGTGGTGCAACTTCAGGTTCAGCAACATTAGATATTGATACCTCTACAGTTGCAACATTAACAGGTTCACAAACACTAACCAATAAAATTATTGATGTAGATAATAATACATTGTCTAATATTGAAGTAGATAATTTAAAATCTGGAGTATTAGATACAAATTTAACCACAGTATCTTCAAATGACGATACATTAGCATCAGCAAAAGCAATTAAAACTTATGTTGATTCAATTGCAACAATAGGTGATATAACAGCCGTAATTGCAGGATCAGGATTAACTGGTGGTGGTAATGCCAATGATGTTACATTAAATGTTGGTGCTGGAAACTTAATTGACGTTCAAGCTGATCAAATAGATGTTGACTTATCTGAACTTGCAACATCAACTACTAATGGTGATGGTGATTTTTTTGTTGTTGTAGATAGTTCAAATGGTCAACACAAACTTACAAAGGCAAATATTAACATATCAGAATTTAACAATGACTCTGGATTTACTACAAACACTGGAGACATAACAGCAGTTGTTGCTGGTACAGGTTTATCTGGTGGTGCAACTTCAGGATCAGCAACTCTTAATGTATCAGGATTAACTGTTTCAGAATTTGCAGCCTCTTCAATACAGTTATCTTCAGAATCTTTTGTAGATAATGATACATCACTAATGACATCGGCTGCAATTGAAGATCGTATTTTAAGTAAAGGTTATACTACTAATACTGGAGATATAACTTCAGTAACAGCAGGAACAGGATTAAATGGAGGTGGTACTTCAGGTGATATATCGCTTAACATTGATTTAGCTGAATTAACAGATATGACTGCGACTATGACAAGTTCAGACGAATTTATCGTTTTAGATGGTGGACTTGATAGAAGAAAGGCTGCTAGTGAAATAGGATTGTCAATATTTAACAATGACAGTGGATTTACTACAAATGTAGGTGATATAACAAATGTTACAGCAGGTACAGGATTATCTGGAGGAGGTGCTTCTGGTTCTGTAACGTTAAATGTTGCTAGTGGTGGAATAACTTCAACACAACTTAATAGTGCTGTAAGACTTGATATTTTAAACTCATCAGGCACAATAGTTAAAACATTATTTGGGTCAGGAACATAATAAAAAATCGTTATAAATATAAATGAGGAATAAAAAATGCCAGCAATTATAACAAATAAATTTAGAATAAACAACGCTGAACAGTTTGAAGAGTCTTTTTCTGAGTCATCCCCAACTGTATATTACTTAGGAATAGGTAGAGCGCAAGAATATGGTACTTTAACAAGACCAGATGCAAGAACAGATTACGAAGGTACTGAAACAGCACCAATCACTCCAGCAGATAGTGTATTAAATGAATATAAAAACTATGATGACCTATTAGCTGCAAAGAAAATTACAGGCGCTGATGTTTCATTTGTTATTCCAAGAAGAAATTGGACATCAGGAACAGTTTACGACATTTACAGACACGACTATGAAGAATATGTAACAGGTAGTTCAACTACAAGGGTTACATCTAATAGTGGTGCAACAACATTATTTGACTCAACATTTTACGTAGTGACAGACGAATTTAATGTATATAAATGCTTAGACAATAATAATAATGGAACCTCAACTGATAAACCTACAGGAACTGGTACAACAGTTATAAACACTACAGATAGTTATAAGTGGAAATATATGTACACACTTTCAGCGGCTGAACAATCAAACTTTTTATCTACTGATTTTATGGGTGTTTCAACAAACTCGTCTGTTCAATCAAATGCTATTAACGGTTCTTTAGATGTTGTAAAAATTAAAACTGGTGGTACAGGATATACAATCTCAGGTGGTGCAACATCAGGAACAATTTCAAATGTACCTATCAAAGGTGACGGTGAAAATGCTGTTGCATCTGTTACTTTAACTTCTGGTGTTATTACATCAGTTACAGTTACAACAAGAGGAACTGATTACTCATCTGCTTACATTAGAAACGCTGACATACTTTCAGCAACAAATGCTGGTGGTACAGGATCAGGTGCTGAATTAGATGTTATTATTCCACCAAAAGGTGGACATGGTAAAAACGCTGTAAAAGAATTAGGTGGATTCTTTGTAATGTTAAATACTTCTTTAGAAGGAACTGAAAGTACAAATTCAGGCGACTTTACAGCTGCAAACGATTTTAGAAAAATTACTTTAATAAAAAATCCTAACAATGCAAGTGGTACAGCTGCCTCTGCAACTACTTTAAGAGGAACATATGCTGTTAAAATTAACAGTTCTCCAACACCAGGAACATTTACTGTTGATGAAGAAATAAATCAAGCAACTACAGGTGCTGTTGGTAAAGTTGTAGAATGGGATTCAGTAAATAATATTTTGTATTACATACAAACAAGACACAATAATGCAGGTGCAAATACTGATGGTAATATTCCTGTGTTTTCGGGTGCAAATGTGATAAGTGGACAAACTTCAGGTGCAACTGGAACACCAGAAACATCTCAAAGTGGAACAGTTAATAGTGTAACTTTTTCATCAGGATATGCTGCTCCAGAATTACAACATGACTCAGGTGATATTTTATATGTTGAAAATAGAACTAAAATTACAAGAGCAACTGATCAGACAGAAAATATAAAATTAATCATTGAGTTTTAATATAGAGGAAACATATGCCAAGTCCAACTGATTTTAATGTCAGTCCTTATTATGACGATTTTACAGAGTCAAAAAAGTTTCACCGTATTCTTTTTAGACCTGCATTTGCTGTACAGGCTAGGGAATTAACTCAATCACAAACACAATTACAAAATCAAGTAGAAAAAGTATCCGATCACCTTTTTGAAAAGGGTGCAATGGTCATTCCAGGTGAAATTGGATATGATTTAAATTACTACGCTGTAAAGTTAACATCAAAATCTAATTCAACAATCGCTGACTATATTGGTACAACTTTAACTGGTGGTACATCAAGTGTTACTGCAAAAGTAATAAATGCTGTTGCAACCGATGGAACAGATCCAGATACTTTATTTGTAAAATATTTTAATACAAATAGTACAGATAATACAACAATTGCATTTTCAGATGGTGAAACAATATCTGCTTCATCAGGAGACACTGCTGTTGTTGATACAACTGCAACAGGTTCAGCTGCTCAAATTCAACAAGGTGTTTACTATATTAATGGTTTTCATGTTCAAGTTTCTGCACAGACATTAATATTAGACAAATATACAAATACACCAAGTTATAGAGTAGGTTTAACAGTCACAGAATCTTTTGTAACTTCTGGTGATGATACAACTTTAAACGATAATGCTCAAGGTGTTTCAAATACAAATGCACCTGGCGCTCATAGATTTAAAATAGAATTAACATTAGCTAAAAAGGCACTTTCAGGTACTGATGATAGTAATTTTTATGAATTACTTAGATTATCAAATGGTACTTTACAAAATCAAGTAAGATCAACTGAGTACGCTGTTTTAGAGGACACTTTGGCAAGAAGAACTTTTGATGAGTCTGGTGATTATGTTGTAAAACCATTTGACATAGATGTAAGAGAACATTTAGCATCAGGTAATAATAGAGGTATCTATACAGCTGCTAATGGTGGAGATGCAACAAAACTTGCTGTTGGTTTTTCTCCTGGAAAAGCTTACGTAAAAGGATATGAGATAGATACAATTGCTACAACATTTGTTGATGTAGATAAGGCAAGAGATTTCGATACACAAAATAATTTTAGTACAAGGTTTGATGTTGGTAATTATATCAACGTTACAAATGTATATGGTTCTCCAGATATCGCTTCTGCGTCAGGTGTTGAGGCATTTAAAGGTTTAACATTACACAATGAAGCAACGAGTTCACGTGGTAGTGCAAACTCAGGATCAGACTCATCTATTACTACAATTGGTAGAGCAAAAAGTAGAGGTTTTGAATATGCAGCTGGTACTGCATCAGCAAACATATTTTCAAGTTCATCTTTAACCAGTGCAATTTACAGACATTATCTTTTTGATATTGTTTTGTTTAAACATTTAAATATAATCACTGCACAATCATTTACTGATGGAGAAATTGTAACAGGTGGCACATCAGGTGCAACAGGTGTTGTACAAGAATATTCTTCAACAGAAAGTGCTACAATTACAGGTATTAGTCAAGCTGATCCTGCTGTAGTGACTGCAAATAACAGTTTTAAAGAAGGACAACAAGTTTCAATTGCAAGTGTTGGTGGAATGACTGAGGTAAATGGTAATGTTTATACAGTTAGAAATCCATCAGGTACAACATTTGAATTATATGACACAGACGGAACAACTGCAATAGACTCATCAGCATTTACTGCTTATACATCAGGTGGTACTGCTTCACATGGTATTGTAGTAATATCAAATGTACAAGGTGAGTTTACTACAGGTGAAACAATTACAGGTGGAACATCAAGTAATACAGCAGTTATTCAATCAGATGCTGTTGGTTTAAAAGGTGTCACATCATTTGATTTACCATCAGTTAAACAAGTTGCAATGGCAGGATCTCCAACATTTACTGCTGATACATCATTAGATGCTACATATGGAGATAACTTTGTTTTAACTGGATCAATTGACGTAGGTTCAGGTAGTGCTTCTGTTACTGGTATTAATACAAGATTTAATGAAGAATTAAAAGTAGGTGACTCAATTTCATTTACAAACGATAGCGGTAATACAGAAACAAAATTAGTAGAGGCTATCATATCTAATTCAAGTTTAACTTTATCAAGTGCAACTGCAGCTGCTTCTACAAAAACAATTGTAACAAGAAGAAGAGCGAAATCACAATCACCTGAAAAAAATGTAGCAATATTTAAACTTCCTTATGAAAATATTAAAACACTAAGAACAACTGCAAACGGTAATGCATCAGATACATCTTATACATTTAGAAAACATGAAATTAAAACGTTAACTGGAGATGGTGTTGGAACATTTAATGCAGGTGTGGGTGAAACGTTTGCTGATTTGTCAGAAAAAGATTTTACTGTTTCAATTGTAGGTTTAGGTTCTGGTGGTTCTGGTGCTGTAGGTGATGTATTAAGTTTAACAGGAAATAACCATGAAGGAACTGCAATCTTTTCTTTAAATCTTGCTAAAACACAATTAACTATTGACTTTGGCGCTAACTACGCTTCACATGACGTTAAAGCATTATTAACTATAAACAAATCTGTAGGAACTTCAAAAGATAAAACATTAAATTCAAATGAAACACTTGCTGTATCAACACAGGCAACAATTGAAAGTGGAACTATTGGATTAGCAAAGGCTGATGTTTACAAAATCAATAACATTTACATGGCCGCTGATTTCAGTACAGCCGCAACTTCAAGTGATACAGATATAACAAGTAGATTTGATTTAGATAACGGTCAAAGAGATAACTTCTATGACATTGGTAGAATTAAATTAAAATCAGGTGAAGTAACACCAACAGGACAATTATTAATTGATTTTGATTACTTTTCTCACAGTTCAGGTGATTACTTTGATGTTGATTCATATTCAGGTGTTATTGATTATGAAAATATTCCATCTTACACTTCATCAACAACAGGTGTTAGATATGAATTAAGAGATAGTTTAGATTTTAGACCAAGAGTTGATGATGCGTCAACAATAGATTCAGGTGTACAAGACAGATCATTTGATGGTTCAGGTGCTTCAGTAGTACAACCAATTAAATTTAATTCAGACGTAAGATCAGATTTTGAATACTATTTAGGAAGAGTTGATAAAATATTTTTAGACAAAGATGGTAACTTTAAAGTTTTAAAAGGTGCAAGTTCAATAGAGCCAAGAGTGCCTGGAGAATTAGATAATGCAATGCATCTTTATACATTATTTTTACCTGCATATACTTTAGATACGTCTGAAGTTGGTATTGAACATGTAGATAACAAACGATATACAATGAGAGATATTGGAAGAATAGAAAGTAGAATTGAAACCGTTGAATACTATACTCAATTATCTTTATTAGAAACAGCTGCACAAAATTTACAGATACAAGACGCTGATGGTTTTGACAGATTTAAAAATGGATTTGTTGTTGATAATTTTACAGGTCACAATATAGGTGATGTTGGTAATAGAGATTATAAAGTTTCAATTGATTATGCAAACGGTGAGATGAGACCTACATTCCATGAAGATGCTATAAAACTTATTGAAAGAGATGATGATGGTACAGAAATTACTGATAGTGCTAGAACATCAGCTAATTATCAAAAAACAGGCGATCTTATAACATTACCTTACACAGAAAAAACTTTAATAGATCAACCTTATGCAAGTAAAGCAGTTAATGTAAATCCTTTTGGAATATTTACATGGATAGGTTCAATAGAATTAACACCTCCAGGTGATGAATGGAAAGAAACAGAAAGAGCGCCAGAATTAGTTATTAATAATCCTAATGGTAGTTGGGATAACTTAACAAAACAAACTGGTAATAGTGGACAATTATCTGAGTTTCCTATGTCAACAGTTTGGAATTCATGGCAAGATACATGGACAGGAAGACCTGTTGAAACAGAAAGAAGACGTGTTGGTGATACGTATAAGAAAAAAGGTGGTCATGGATGGAGAGTCATGGCAAGAGAAGAAGTAACTACTGTTCAACAAGTATCACAAACAAGAACAGGAATTAGAGCAGTTGCTGTACCAGAAACAGTAAGAACATCAATCGGTGATAGAGTTGTTTCAGTTGCCTTTGTTCCTTTTATAAGAAGTAGAACAATTACATTTAATGCAACAAGATTAAAACCAAATACAAGAGTCTACCCATTCTTTGATAACATAGATATTACTTCATATGTAACACCTGATGGTGGCTCATTGGGAGGTAATTTAGTTGCGGATGCAAACGGTTCCGTAACAGGTACATTTGCAATACCTGATCCAAAAGTGGATGCAAATCCTAGATGGAGAACGGGTCAAAGATTATTCAGATTAACAAGTTCATCAACAAACAGTCAAACTAATGCTAACGTAGAAACAGCTGCAAATGCTGAATACATTGCAAGAGGATTAATAGAAACTGTGAGAGAAACTATTTTATCAAGTAGAGAAGCTCGTGTTGAGATGAGAAGTGTAACAGAAAATCAATCTATTGCAAGAACATCTACTAGAACCGCAGAAAGACAAATTGCATACCACGATCCATTAGCACAAACATTCTTAATTGATGATGAAGGTGGTGTGTTCTTAACTTCAATAGATTTATTTTTTCAAACAAAAGACAGTAATGTTCCAGTTACAGTACAAATACGAAATGTAGTAAATGGTTATCCTGGACAAAAGATATTACCATTTTCTGAAGTTACTTTAAATCCTGGTTCAGTAAATACAAGTACAGATGGTACTACTGCAACTAAATTTACATTTTCTAGTCCAGTTTATATACAAAATAATGTAGAGTATTGTTTTGTTGTAATGGCTAATTCACAAGATTATAATGCTTACGTAGCAAGAATAGGTGAAACATCATTAGACTCAAATAGAACAATATCTGGTCAACCATACGCTGGTGTTATGTTTAAATCTCAAAACGGTATGACTTGGTCTGCCGAACAAAATGAAGATATGAAGTTTAAACTAAGAAGAGCAGAGTTTGAACAAATTACAGGTACAGTTACGTTAACAAACGATACTTTATCAACAAGAACACTTAAAAATAATCCTTTAAGAACAACAAATGGCTCGTCAGTTATTAGAGTATTTCATCCAAATCACGGTATGCACGGAACTAATAACAATGTTATTATTTCAGGTGTTCCAAGTGGTAACTATAATGGCATAGCACACTCCGACATTAATGGAGTATATACAAGTATATCAAATATAACTTTAGATAGTTACGACATTACAACTGCTGGTACAGCAAGTGCAACAGGAGATATTGGTGGTACAGCTGTTACTGCAACTCAAAATAGATTGTTTGATGTACTTAACTTAGGTGGTATTCAAACAGTAAATGTACCAGGTACAACTATAGATTATTACGTTAGAACATCTACGGGTAAATCAATACATGGATCAGAAACACAATTTACATTAACAACAAATACAAATAAAGTTGCTGTTATTAATAACGATAACATTGCCTTTACAGCACCTCAAATGGTTGCAAGTGAAGTAAATGAATCAGGTGACACACCTACTGGAACAGCTGCAAACGGTGTCGGTAAATCATTCTATACAATATTAGAAATGTCAACAACAAATACTAATCTTTCTCCAGTATTAGATACTCAAAGAATGAGTGCCTTCACAATTTCAAACAGATTAAATAGTGCTACATCAAGTAACACACCAGATTTTGTTGATGATATTACAAACACAGGAACATCATCAGCTGCTGTATATTGCACTAAACCAGTTATTTTAGAAAATAACTCTAAGGCATTAGATATAAGATTAACTGCAAATATCAGATCAACATCTGAAGTAGAAATGTATTATAGAGTTTCAGGACCAGATGAAGAAAGACAACTTGATGATATAAGTTGGACACCATTTAACACAGACGGCAGTCCCGACACATCTATTACTCCTGCTGAAGATGATACTACATTTAAAGAATACAAATATTCGGCAAGTGACATACATGACTTTACATCATATCAACTAAAAATTGTTATGAAAGGAACTAATTCATCATATCCACCAGTATTAAGAGATATGAGAGGAATTGCATTGGCTGTCTAATATGAGTAAATTACAAGTTGAAGGTTTTGCAAGTTTAGTAAGAGATACAAACTCTAACGCAATTGTAAATGTAAATAAGTCTGAATATCAACTTTATATGAATAGACGTAAAGCAAGAGAAAAACAAAGTGATGTATTAAGAGATACAGTAAAAGAAATAAATACTTTAAAGAGTGAATTATTTGAAATTAAAAAATTATTAAAAGAGGTAATTAAAAAATAATGGCCGCAAGAACAATAGCAGCAACAGATACACTTGAAACGTTTAGAACGGAGTTTAATGCTCTATCTGAAAACGATTTTGGTGATATTGGTGCATTAAATCCAAGCATTTCTGCAACATCAGTAATTGGTGCTGTAAATGAATTGTATTCATCAATTGCGGGAAGTTTA